AGTCCATACAAGGACTTGGCATAGGATTCAGCGATCCCACAGATTGGATATCAACAGGAAATTATGCATTAAACTATTTGATGACCAGTGATTTCAACAAAGGTATTCCACTAGGAAAAGTGACAGTACTTGCAGGAGAATCAGGAGCAGGTAAAAGTTACATAGCATCAGGAAACATAATAAAAAATGCACAAGAGCAAGGCATCTTCGTTATACTGATTGACACAGAGAATGCACTAGACGAACAGTGGCTACAGGCATTGAATGTGGACACATCAGAAGACAAACTTTTAAAATTAAGCATGTCAATGGTAGACGATGTAGCAAAGACCATATCGGAATTCATGAAAGGTTACAGAGAGCAACACGCAGACAACAAAGAGGGTGCACCAAAAGTACTATTTGTTATAGACAGTTTAGGTATGATGCTTACACCAACAGATGTTAACCAGTTTGAAGCAGGTGACATGAAAGGTGACCTAGGTAGAAAACCCAAGGCGTTGACTGCTCTTGTACGGAACTGTGTTAATATGTTTGGTAGTTGGAACGTGGGACTCATAGCAACCAATCATACATACGCATCACAGGATATGTTTGATCCAGATGACAAGATATCAGGTGGACAAGGATTTATCTATGCGAGTTCTATTGTAATTGCAATGAAAAAACTAAAATTGAAAGAAGACGAGAAAGGCAACAAGATATCAGAAGTAAGAGGTATCAGAGCCGCTTGTAAGGTAATGAAGACTAGATATGCTAAACCTTTTGAAGGTGTACAAGTAAAAATTCCTTATGACACAGGCATGGATCCATACAGTGGACTTGTGGACCTGTTCGAGAAAAAAGGTCTTTTAGTTCAAACAGGAAACAGGCTGAAATACATTGATAAGGCAGGTAAAGAACACATAGATTTCAGAAAAGCGTGGACTGGTGATAAATTAGATATGATAATGGCAGAGTTCAAAGAGGAAGCACCCAAAGAAGTGGAAGACACCGATGCCCCTATCGAGGTAGAAACAGAAACAAAACCAAAAGCAAAGAGTAAAAAAGAAGAGTAATGATAGACTTTACACACGAGGACATCGAAAGGTTATGGAACTCCATAACACACTACGTTCCGGAGAGGCAGAAATTAGATTGTGCCATAGACTTTATTAAGAGCCTAGAGGACATAGGTGTAGAGCATGACGTATTAAAAGGTTCTGCAGAGCTCGATCCCAAGTTAGAAGAAGCGATCAACACTGTGTTCGAGGAAGACGAAGAGTCAGACGGATACGGCGAAGATGATTAATTGGTACAACGAAGTCAGCAGAAACCTAGACAAGATACCAGACTGTGTGGCATACTTCGACAAGGAGTTGATCGAAGCCAAGAAGCAGTGTAAAATATACGGTAACCTGGAAAGGGCCAGTGCGTCACTGCCAGGCATAGTGGAAGAAAGATTCAGTCAACTGCAACAGTTAGAAGCGATATTGGAATACCTAAACATAGAATTACGTAGATTAAGATCAAAGACTTTCAGGAAATACTTGGAAAATTACAACAGAGCACTATCAAGCAGAGATGCAGAGAAGTACGTGGACGGCGAGGATGATGTTGTAGACATGGACAAAATAATAAATGACTTCGCATTAATCAGAAATCAATGGCTGGGCATAACCAAAGGACTGGATCAGAAACAATGGCAGATAACAAACATCGTGAAACTGAGAGTAGCAGGGATGGAAGATGCCGATATCAAATAATAGAATAATACTCACAGACGTAGACGGTGTACTGTTGGAATGGGAACACCATTTCACAAAATGGATGTTACAAAAGACACTGTTTGATGAGAGAGGTGCTAGATATCATCCTCACAGATTACTACCAGACAAACAGAACACATACGAGATGGCAGAACGTTTTGGTGTGACAAAAGACGAGATCAGAAAACACATAAGAGAGTTCAACAGGAGTGCTTGGATGGGCACACAGAGACCTATGCCGGAGTCACAGACGTGGGTCAAACTGTTGGCGGCCGAGGGTTGGACCTTCATACCTATCACATCTCAGACATCAGATATACCAGCACAACAGTTACGTAAGAGAAGATTGGGTGAACTGTTTGGCGAGCATGTGTTCACAAATTACCACATACTTGGCACGGGTGCCGACAAAGACAGTGCATTAGCGGAGTTTCACGACACCGGACTGTATTGGGTCGAGGACAAGCCAAACAACGCTGTAGCCGGGCTCAAATACGGTTTAAAGCCTATATTAATAGACCACCCATACAATCAAGACCTACAACATCCTGATATTATACGTGTAAGTAATTGGCAAGACATACACCAAATAGTCTCAGGAAGAAAATGAAAATTTACGTAGGGCACGACAGCAGAGAAGACATAGCATATCAAGTTTGCGAGCACTCAATCAAGCGTAGAGATCCATCTGCAGAAGTTATACCCCTCAAACAAAAACAGATGCGGGACCAAGGACTGTACACCAGGCCTGTGGACAAGTTGGCGTCAACGGAGTTCACGTTCACTAGGTTCTTCGTGCCATACATGAATGACTTCAAAGGCTGGGCGGTGTTCTGCGACTGTGATTTCCTTTGGAAGATACCAAGCCACGAACTTGTGAAATACTGTGACGACTCGAAAGCAGTTGTCGTGGTGCAACACGACTACACTCCCAAAGAAACAACAAAAATGGACGGACAAACACAAACGGTGTATCCAAGAAAAAACTGGAGTAGTATGGTATTATGGAACTGCGAACATCCTAAAAATAAAATCCTAACACCAGATTTGCTGAATAAAGAATCACCAAAGTTCCTACACAGGTTCAGTTGGTTGGATGACAATGAGATAGGTTCGTTGCCGCTAGAATACAATTGGTTGGTTGAGTGGTACAAAGAACCTAAAGACGGCACACCTAAAATTCTACACTACACCGAAGGCGGGCCATGGTTCGACGGTTACAGAGATTGCGAGTACGCGGATGATTGGAAGAAAGAACTAATTAACCTATTCAGTTCATAATGAATTGGGAACAGCTCAAGTCGATACACTACCACGAAGACCCGGTAGCATACATTTACTCTCACGCCTTAGTTGAGTCGAAAGAATACGACAACTTGTACGAAAATCAAAACGACCTGACTCATCAAGTATGGCAAGAATTTGATGCGAAATACAAAACAGGATTTGAATTCAAAAGTGACTTTGACGACATAGATTTCAACAAGGAAATTATATGTTTGTGGTTTTTTAAGGAACGCTCAGATGCAACAAAGTCCTATGTGCATATAAATGACAAGCAATTAACTTACCTGCCAAATACATTTTTAATTACACAGTCCAAAGAAATTAAACTGGTAAAAACAAAAAAGAAGTACATTCGTCATCCGTTGATACAGATAGATATGTCAAATAATCAATGGGAAATTATACTTAAAAAAATCAGATAACTACAGTCAACAGTTATGCAAAAAAAGAATCACAAGACTAGAATGCTTGAGTGGATCGATGAATTAGGATTAATTGTAGTGCAATCTGAGATTAAACCCTATGGACCCGGCACACGGAGATACATGGTGGGTAAGCACGTAGAAGAACCTAAACAAAATGCATGGCAGATGCCCAGTGGTAAATGGGCCTCAACAACCGGTGTCCAAGAATGGCTTACATCTGAACCGTTGGATGGTCCGGCATTAGAAAAATGGTTGACTGAATATGCAAACAAAAACTAACTTCTTGGGATCACCTAGTGAGATACCTAAAAAGATTGAGGGGTGGAACCATACGTTCCAGTTAGCAAAACCTTACATTAAAGAGAACGGAATTGGCATAGATGTTGGCTGTAGAGAAGGCGGGTTCGCAAGGGAAATGGAAAATAATTTCACACACATACACTGTTTTGACTTCCGGGACAAGAAAAAAATGTTTGAGAAAAATGTACTGGATATGAATAAATTCACATATCATATCTGCGGTATAGGAGAGAAGGAATGCGAAGTTTATACAACAGGGCACAACGTAGGTAGAATAAAAAATAGAGGAAGTGTTAAAGTCAACATCAAAACAATAGATTCGTTTAATTTATCTGATGTTACATTTATCAAATATGACATAGAAGGTTACGAGCTGAAAGCAATACAAGGATCTGTAAACACAATCAAAAAGTATTATCCTGTGGTTGTAGTAGAACAGAACAAAGGCAATTTATATGCACGAGAACTTTTAGAATCATGGGGATATGTTTGTAAAAGCGTAGACAAAGTATTCAATCAAGATCATATAATGGTGAAAGAATGATGTACCAACCGATACCACTACCCACATCAATAGCGTTCGAACCTATCAATCTATGTAACGCAAAATGTTATTGCTGTCCATACACTACATTGAGTGAAGACAAAGCATACCATGGCAAACAAATGACCAAAGAGCAGATAGGAACTTTATTACATGATTACGGAGCACTCATAAAGAAATATCAAGTAAAAGATTACACGTGTGCTATAAGTCCATGGAGATACAGTGATCCGTTGGTACAACCTAATCTAGAATACATAATGGAACTTTGTGATCAGTACAAAATTAAAATAGGACTTTGCACCAACGGTGTATCCTTTACAAAAAAACAGTGTGAAATTCTAAACAAGTACATACACCTGATAGGTAACATCCATATGAGTGTGATTGGTCACACAGAAGAAGAGTTATGGGAGTTTATGAAGATCAAGAAAGACAAAACATTAAACAGTTTACAATTTGTAAAAGATCATTATCCAAAACTTTCAAAAAGAATTAGAATTGGTGTAAAACATAAAAAACAATCGGCCACCGCAAGTAGCGAAACAGTTGCGGAATATCAAAACGTAACATTTGGTAAAGTAAAATCAAAGACTAATTGGATCGAGAACAGGATGGGTGACGGGGATGGAGATTGGACAAAGCCGTATGAGGCAGTCATAGATAAGAACAACTACATGCAAGGTTGTGCTATGGGAGGCGGACGTGTGCTGAGGCAAATGGAAATAATGGTGAATGGTCAAGCAGTATTGTGTTGCGATGACGCAGAAGGAAAAACTAATTATGGAAATGTATTTGAAATTGGTATAGAACAAGCATGGCAAAATTTACAAAAAGAACACGCAATCATATATGCTAAAGAATATGCAGAGAGTAAAAAGAACCTAATATGCAACACTTGTTCAAGAGGAAAGTTTAAAGGACAATGGACACAACCAATGGAATCAAAACTATTATCGAGACAACAAGGTGTGATTGATAGGATAGGAAATATATAATGGTTGGGAAATATTTTTTGGACAAATGTCTCGATAGCACAGTGATTGATGAGCCGTGGAGCCATCAAATTATTCATAACACGCTACCGCAAGAAACTTTTGATACACTTCGAAAAGAATGTAAACGTCTGGATGTACCCAATGATAAACTTGTTGTAATATATCCAAAAGATTTTCTTGCGTATCAATTTAAATTTTATGATCAAATACTTGATATAAGCAAAAGTATCTTAGATAATGCAAAGCAGTTATGTGAAAAATATCCTAAGTATAGATGGTTTAAAGATTTGGCTGTGAATGCTCACATATCTGTAACTCCACCATTACCATATAAATTTTATATACACCAAGAAGGATTAGAAAAAATATGGAGCAGTGTTACCTATGTAACTCCAGAAAACAACGTAGGCACTAAGATGTACACAGAACAAAAAGAAGATACGTTTGTTAAAGAAGCACAGTGGAAACCTAACAGCACTTTTATATTTTGCGGACAACAAGGTAAGACTTGGCACAGTTATGAAAGTGATCAAACAGAACAAAGGATAACATTAAATTTGTTTTTAATGAAAGATAATAAACATTGTTTTTACAGAGGTTAGATCATTTTTTCTTTGAGTGCCTGTACGTCTGCTTGTAAGTGTCTATCTCTTACTTTTTCCCAGACAAAGTTATCTCTGTAATTAATATTAAGATTTTTACGTATTTGTTTTCCTGCATTGTCATCTATAATCTTTTTTGCCTTGAATGTTACTGTTGGCAAATATAAACATCTGTTTAATTTACGTGCAACTTTTTGTGTGTACGTGTCCACGTGCCAGTGCCAAAAAAATGCAGGTGCAAGATATCCTAAAGTATTAATCCAATTTTTATGCACTGCAAAATGTGCCGCTGGTAGTGGCTTGTCAGGCCAAAGAACAGTTTCGCTACCATGTTCTTTATTGCCTTTGGCTCTCCCATCACTAGGCACTACCATAAGAATTCTGTCCTCATATCTTAGAAATTCGTCTGCAATTAACTGATCCCAATCCTGTGTTTGCACTTGCACGTCATCTCCCATTAACATCACAACATCATGAGATGCTCTTTCTGCCATCAAGTTCCAACTGTAACAAGTCGATTGGTTTGGTCCAACAGTATAGTGTTTTCCATCTAATAAATCCTTGTACTCATCTAGTTTTTCGTCATCGTCATTGAGATAAAATAAAAATTCTGTTTCGTGTTTTTGTGTTGCAGTAGCAGTATCAACTAATCTTTTTGCCAGTTCGGGCCTGCCTCTAGATGGACAACAGAAAGAAATCATATTAATTTTTTCTTCCAAGTATCTGGAGTCTGGTCATTAATAATTTCCAATGGTAGATGGTATTGAAACTTTTTTGTGCCTCTTGTTCTTATGTATTCTGCTGTCTTTTTCACCGACTGTCGCATATTGGTTGCTGTATTGTAACCTAATAAGTCTCTTGCTTTGTCTGATGAACACACTGCTAGTTTTACTTCTTTAGGTCTGTCTTTGTGATGTATAGGATCTAAGTTAAGTCCTGTTTCGTTTGCACAGGCCTCCGCTAACTCATTGATTGTTATAGGTTCTTCGTCTGGTCCTATGTTAATAACCTCTCCAACCACATTGTCTTGAAACGCAAGTGCATTCAAACAATATAAACAATCGTCTATGTAACTAAAACATCTTTGCTGTTTGCCATCTCCGTATATGATTGGTTGCTTACCCTGTAACATTCTATTCAACATAATAGACATAACGTTTCTAAACGGATCATCATACTTCTGTCTTGGTCCAACAATGTTGTGTGGCACAGCGATTACATACTCAACTCCGTGCGTTTCACATAAATTTTTAAGCACATCTTCTCCGGCTTTCTTTGCAATACCGTATGGATCTTGGGGACGACATTCGTAAGTTTCTTTGTAAGGCAACTCATCATGATGACCGTACCTTGCCATACTTGAACAATACACAATACGTTTAACTTTGTTTCTTATGGCCGCTGTAATGGTTGTCACGGACGCTTCGAATATATTTCTTGTAACAAGCACAGGAGAAAATACTGACAGTCCTTCGTATGCTGTTGCGGCGGTATGATAAACAATGTCACAGCCTTCCATGGCCTTCGTCATGTTTTCTAAATCGCAACAGTCCACTTGATGGAACTCTACATTTTGGGGAACATTGTCTGTGTATCCACCAATCATGTTATCATTACCAGCAACAGTGTGGCCTTCTGATATCATTAAATCTGCTAGGTGAGAACCTAAAAATCCTGCGACACCTGTTATAAAAATTTTCATTTTGAGTATTTAATTTAAGTTATGCACGGTAAAAAACTTTGTCAGGCCAATGATCCATTAATACCTTAAAGCCTAATGACTTTAAATATTTTTCAATTTCAAGATTATTACTGCCATATTTTTTGGTGTTGTTGTTTAATTCTATCATCAGATATTTTACAGTTTCTAAAGTTTTTGTTGCACCTTTTAACACTTCCATTTCATAACCTTCAACATCAATCTTTATCATATCAACATCTGTAAACTCCATACTGTCAATAGTGGTCATTCGTATATTGCCTTCTTTATCAACCCGCTTTGCCTGTGTGAAGTCATCTTCAGTTAGTGATACTTCTTGTAGTTGAGACCCAACAGCCTCCATTCTTGGTGTACAATTTATAGTGCAATTACGTTGTAAACATTCAAAATGTGTTTTGTCAGGCTCAAAAGCAATTACTTTTTTAGCGAACGGCTCGATGGCTTTTGACCATGTCCCACACCACGCACCAACATCAATGACTGTTTTCATTTTTTTAGTTTGTGACTCGCAATATTTTATAAACTTGTTGAGGCATTTGTTCTGTGTAAATGGTGCTCCTGACTTCCATTGTTCTATGTGTATATCATTCGATGGCACCCAAAAGTCATTTACTTTTTCTATCTTCATAGTATTCCTTTGTCCATTAGTATTTCTACTGCTGTGCCGTTTTCTATCTCTTCGGGAGTGAACTGTTGGTATGCTAGGCTGTACAGCCAAGGTTCAGGACCGCCATAATAAGGATTCTCAATATCCGATAGTTCCACGTTGCCAACGTCTACAGCAAAACTTATGTTATCGCAGAACACCGGTATGCCCTCACAGATTGCTTCAACCGCCGCTATGGAACAACTTGTTACAACACACCACGCTTCTTTGAGATCCTCGGATAGGGGTACCGTTGCCTCACTTGGTCCTGATGTACCCCTGCCCCTAGGCTTGTGTCGAAGTTTGATAGGTCTGTCCGTGTATCTCTTAATCTGTTCTATTGTCTCGTTTGTCCAATTGGGTCTGTTCAAGTATTGGTGTATGCCTGTGGAACTAGGACAAACTAAAACATGCTTACCAGCAAAGTTTGGTGCCTTTATCTTCATACCAAATTTTTCAAATCTATCTGCTTTGCAATCTTTCAGGTAAGGAACATGGATTGTATTTTTACAAATACGCCAGTAGTGATTGTCTGGTTTCAAATTATTGTTGTCAAATCTTCCAAAGTATGGTGTGTCTGCAAACCAATATGTATGATTACGTGCATCTAACTTTTGTACCATCTCTCTGTTGTTGCCAACGAATCCCCAGAACATGCTGTTGCTGACTGGATCTTTTTCCACAGCATTGTCTAACTTTGTAATCTGATCCGGCCATGATTTCTCAACACCGTTGAAAACTTCCCATGCTTTACTGTTTCTATTATTAAATGGTGCGTAAATTGTTAGCATCTATGAATTCTTTAAGTTGTCTTGCCCAATCCTTGTGTCCTTCGGTGCTAGGATGGGGGTCTCCGGATTTGCATTCTTGCTTGTTTGCAACAGTGTAATCCAGATGACTGGTGTCCGGTTTGAAAAATCTCTTCTTGTCAATCTTGTCAAACATAAACTTTATGTCCTCGTTTGTTATGTCTGCGTCAGACAGTGTGTTGTAAAACACATATGGATAATTTTTATTTTTAAAATAGTCTTGCAAATCTAACAACGCCAGTGTTGATTCTATCTGTGTGGTTTGATCTAAGTCCATTCCTGCTCTGAATAGGTATTTTGTAAAACTTTTTGTGTGCTCATCCCTATTAGGATCCCACGTTTTCCAAGTAGTCTTCATTGTAGGAAATTTATGTGCTTTGTATCCATCACTGGTAGGATAATCAAATCTGTTTCCTCCACTGGATCCTATCAAGAAGAAACAGTTTTCTGCTTGTTCGGGAAACTTCTCGCACCATGTTCTAGTAGTCCACATCATTCTTTTTGATCCCCTGCCTCCTCCGGCCAGATTTACTGCGACATTTAATTCCATAAGTTTGGCCAATTCTAGTCCACAGTGAGTGTGTACATTATCTTTTGGTCTGGTAGTAAGGAACGAACAACCATTAATGAACATATTGGTTAACATAATACAATAATTATAGTATACTTACTGGCAAAATACAATCATGAAGAACATAGATTCAATCAAATATTTTTTAGACAAGTGGGAGACTGTTGATACCAGTTACAACTACACCGTTCCCTACCACAAAGAGATAGATCCAAATTTTACAAGTTTACCAACGTTTGTTGCCGAATTCCATGATTGCAAAGTGCATACTTGCCCATTACTTGTTACCTATCAACAGAAATTGATAACCAATTATATCTGGGGCCTCACGGACCAACGTAGAAACAAACCAGGCAAGACACACAAACTATGGAAAGAGTGGGGTGACGAAGTACAGGCAGAGCTACCGCCTGTTAGCCAACACTTCCATGAGAAATATCGATACGTGTGGTTGCCCATTGATGAGGAAAGTGTAAACAACCCATGGCACATATGGATAGATGTGATATCAAAATTTAGACTATTAGAAAAACGATGGTCCACAGATTTTACAAAGTATTGCTATGTGTTAGCAAACGAAAGCAAATATTTTAAGAAAGTAATCGAGGAATTATTTCCTGAGATAAAAGTACTTGTCATGCCAAAAAATGAAACATGGCAGTTCAAACATTTACTAGTGCCTAGTGCCAGTAATACAAAAGATGGAGTAATCACTCCTCATCTAGCACCATGGCTGAGACACTTCAAGGGTCTACATGGATCTGAAGGAAAAGAACCATATAGAAAGATTGTTGTGTTACGCCCGGGAGCAAAAACAAGAAGAATGACTAATTCAGACGAACTGTTACTGGCTCTTAAAGGATGGGAAACAGTTGTATTAGAAACAATGACAATACGAGAACAAATGAAA